TATGAGTGTGGTTTTTATGATAATTATAGAGAGGCAGCAAAAGGAAGAGACCGAAAAATCATTGCTCTAAATTTAAATAAACCTCTTCAAATCCTAAAAAAAGCTAACCAATGACCGGAAACTCAGAAATCGAAATTGTAAACAACAGAATATTCATCGACGGAAAAGAAACAGTTGATCCGGTATTGATTGGCTATGCTCTTTTAGATTTTGCCGAGAGTACAGATGGCGATAAATTCAAAATAACCCTCAAAGAAAGTGATGTTTTTGTAGAAAATAACTAATTGTATCATCATGAAAATCCTTCAAACAAAAGACTACTCTTTATTCTCAACAATAAACGGTAATAGAAACATCAACAGAAAAAAAGTTGAGCAGTTGACTGATGATGTCAAAAGCGGCTTTAACATGCTGCCTTATTGCCCCATTATCGTTAAAGAGATTGATGGTCTTTTAAGAATTATTGATGGCCAACATAGATTTGAAACAAGCGTTGCTTGCGAGGAACCAGTTTACTATTTAATCAAAAACGATTTCACTCTTCAACAAATAGCCAGGCTAAATTCTCGCGGGCAAAAATGGACTATAAATGATTTTTTGAACTGTTGCTCCCGATTGGGTATTCAAGATTATGTTGTTTTGGGTGAGATATCTAGGGAGTTTAAGATATCTATCTCGACCATATCTGGTTTGCTAATGAAGAACAATGTAAAGGTTAAGTGTAAAGAAGAATTTGAGAGCGGAGAATTCAAAGCAAACCACATCGAAAGCACTAAAGACTTATTGCGTTTGACCGATGAATTATTCGGTCAGTATCGCTTCTCAAAAGACCGCTATTTAATCGGTGCCGTTCAAGCCATTCTCAATGCCGGTAAGTGCGATTTTGAGGTGCTAAAAGATAAAATCAAACAGAACCCTAACGGAATGGATAAGCAGGGCGATTTGAAGAACTACATCTATAATATCGAGCGTGTTTACAACTACAAAAACCGCGACAGACAAACGATAATCTAATGAGTGAAAACGAAATTGAAGCATTGATTCAAGATTTAGTTCTTGGATATGGTCATGACAAAAACTGGTTAATATGCGGTGCAGAAAATAAGAAAATCGCAGAGGATATTGTTAGAAAGCATTTTAAAGAAAGTAAGCATACTGGAATCAATACTGAATTCAATATCAGGGATACTGTTTTTTTAAAGCATGATTTTGAACAGAGGCCAAGAATGGTTACAGCAATTGTAATTCAAGAAAAGGATATTCTTTACGAACTTATTTCAGGTCAAGATGTTTCAAATCATTATGGTTGGGAATTGCAAACTGAAAAATCTATTTACTAAATGCTCACCGATGCCGAAATGTTAGAACTTGAAACCCTTTTGAAAGAAAGGGATATTGACATTTCACGAAAGCGTCTTACTATAATCGACGAGGAAACCAATCCCAATTATGCGCTGCTTTACAAAGCCATCAATGAGCAGTTGTACAACGAAAGAGACGAGCTTATTGGTGGTTACAGAGGTTGTGCTTTGGAAGGTTCCTCGCGTTCAGGAAAAACTTGGTCCGGTGTTGATATCATCATTTGGCTTTGCCTTTATGTAGAGAAGAACTGCACCATCAATATTTACCGGGAAACCTACAACGAATTCAAAACTACTTTGTACGATGATTTCAAACGTCGATTGGATGATTACGGTCTTCCAAATCCATTCCATAAAGCTAAAGAGGTTAAGAGTTTCAAGATAAACGGCAGTACAATTTACTTCCTTGGGGATGGAAAGCATGGTGGAGGTTGTGATTATGCTTTCTTCAATGAAATGATGTTCATCCGACAAGAAGTATTTGACCAGGTGGAATTGCGTTGTCGTAAATTTTGGTGGGCTGATTACAACCCTTCGGTTACTGATCACTGGTTTTTTGACAATGTACTTTGTCGTCCCGATGTCGCTTTTTTAAGAACTACATACCAAAATAACAAATTCATTTCTCCACAAGAGAAAAACAAAATCCTTTCTTGGGAGCCATGGAAACCCGGTTCTTACATCGTTAAGGATTCGATAATTATGTGCTATAACAAAGGCACTGGAAAGGTCGAGCCGGTGACTAAATCAAACCAACCGCCCCCACATCCGACCAATATTGCTAACGGAACCGCCGATGAATTCAATTGGAAGGTTTATGGACTTGGATTGCGTGGAGCTATGAAAGGCGTCATATTTCCATACGTTGAGTGGATTGAAGAGTTTCCAAAAGATAAAGCGGAAATATATCCAAATGACTTTGGGTTTACGACCGATCCAAATGTCTTTGGAAGATATGCCGAAGACCAGTATAACATTTGGTTTGAACCATTATGCTATCAACCTATTGAAACACCGACAGAGTTAGCCGAGTTCTTAAAAGCATTAAATATCGATGAACAAGCGGTAATTCCTTGTGATTCTGCCGATAAATATACCGGAGAGAACAAAGGAACGGTTGAAATGGTAAAAGGGCTTAGAAAAGAAGGTTTCGTTAATGCATTTAAAATCAGCAAAACGAAATCGGTAATGTACTGGCTTAACTCTATGAAAGGGAAAAAAATACACATCGTTAAAAACCATTTGTACCAACAGGCATTAAAGGAGCAGCAAAATTATAGGATGAGAGAGATTAATGGAATAGCGATTAATCAACCAATAGACAACTTTAACCACATTTGGGATACAATGCGTTATGGCCACATCGCTTTTAATTCAGAGTCTAAAGTTTTACAAACACCGGAAGAGGTATTGAAATCAATAAATTACTAATAAATAAATCAGAAATCATGGAAGAACTGTTGAAGCTTATATTGTCCGATCCGAAATCGGCAATTGCGAAAATCAAATTAAAAACAAAAGACCCTCAAAAAATTACCGCTTATAAAAAAGAGCTTAAGGAGTTCGACAGAACCCAAAGGCAAACACAAGTTGGAAATATCCAAAAGGATAAAACCGTTGGAACCGGTGAAAAATCAAAACTTGTTAGAGCTGTTAGAATTCCTATCAACTTTGCCAAAAAGATAGCTACTACTTCAACTTCTTTCGAAGTAGGAAAGCCGGTTACTCTTATTCCATCAGTTGAAAACGATTTAACCAAATTGATTTCATTGATTTGGAAAAACAACCGAATTGATGCTGCCATTCAAAAATTAGTTTACTTAAAGAAAACCGAAACCCAAGGCGCTTTGAACTTTTATATTGCCGATATGAAGCAAGACGGTATTTTAAATAAAATCCTTGCTAAATTAGGATTGAATGCCAAAAAAGAAATCAAAACAAAGGTATTGGACAACACAAAAGGAACAATGACGCCTTACTTCGATGCTAACGGAGATATGGTTCTATTTATGTGGGAGTATCAAACCCAAACATTGGACGAGAAAACCGTTAACAATGTTCAGATATGGGATGCTTCCAAGTCTTACATCATCAATGATGCCGATGGAACATTAAAACTGATTAGTTCACTTCCTCATGGCTTCGATAGAATTCCTATTGTTTACGTGAGCCAAGAAGAGCCGGAATGGTTTGATGTTAAAGAGTTGATAGATCGTTTCGAGGTGGCAATATCCAAAGGCGGTGGAGCCAACGATAGAACAGCTCACCCTATTTTAGCAACTTATGGAGAGATAACAGCGCTTCCTGATAAGGATGATGATGGTAAGGTTATCAATTTGGCTATGAAGAAAGACGAAGACGGTAAGTATGTTCATGGTGATGCAAAATTCATTGAATCATCGGGCGGAAATGAAAGCCATAAGAACGAGCTCGAACTTATTTGGAAGCTGATTTTCTCAATTTCTCAAACACCTGACCTATCATTTGACAATTTGAAGTCATTGGGTAACACATCGGGAGTTGCTTTGAAGTTGATGTTCTTGGATGCCATTATCAAGGCTATGAGCAACGAGGGAGAGAACAGAACGATGATTGAAAGAATCATAAATATATTGATTTCCGGAAGCATTACAACAACTAACATCGGATTGAAAAAAGATGCTACCGATTTGTATTACGACATCAATTTCAATTCAATACTTCCCGATGATTTGGAGTCGGCTTCAAACATCATCAAAGGCCTTAAAGAAGCCGGATTGTTATCGACTGAAACTTCAATCAAAATGCTTAACATGGTTGAAAATCCAACAGAAGAAATTGAAAAAATCAAGTCAGAATCAACACAACCTAATGCTAGCGTATAATGAAATCAATAAAGCTAATTTTAACATGGGTATTTTTTCCTTTTATTCTGCCTTTCAAAAAAAGGCAGCCAAAAATAAAAGCAAAAATCGAGCAGGTAGAGCAGAACTACGACTCGTTAATTGAAGAGTACTATAAAATTCAAAGGAAAGAAAGTGCGCTTTCAAAAAGCCAAAGAGTTGAGGTTATTCAAAGGATAAATTTTCTAGTGGCCAAAGGTCACATAAAGGCAACGTAAATTTTATATCATGAATCAGCAACTAAAACAGAATATCATCAATTATTTCAAGCACAACAGTATTGAATTCACTTACGAGAGAAAGATACTTTGTGATGAAATCAGCAATTTAAAAGAGTTCAGGTCTAGTTGGGTAAAGGAAATGGCCGAGAAGCACAACATTTCATTGCAAACGGTTTACACTTTTAAAAATCACATGATTGACGCTAAAATACTCAAACCGCCAACCGATTTTAGTTTCAATCAGAACCAAAAGGAGATTGAAAAGGTTATCCAGTCCGAGCCATTGGTTAGAGATTGCCACGAAAATGTCAAAAGGCGTATCGAATATTCTTATAAGTAATTTGCTAAATAAACCACTTCTTTTTGAGGTGGTTTTTTTATGAAAAACTAAGTTATTTTTATTTAGTCTAAATAAAAATAAATTTTATTACATTTGTTATCTAAAATATTACTAACTAACATTTTAATTATGGCTGTTACACCAGAAAAAATCAAGGCAAGACTTAAGGCTCTATACCCTAAGGCTAACTTATCCACAAAAAGGCTAGACGCTTATGCGGCTAAACTTGCGCCAAAACCAGCTGACGATGCTGACGACGATGCTATTGATGCTATCATCAACGATTACAACGAAGTAATCGACTTTGAGGCGGTAGCTAAGGAGGACGATAGAGTTCGTACTCTCGATGCAAAAGCAAAAGCTGACGCAGAAAAAGCAAAAGGAAAAGGCGGTAAAGGTGACGACGACGATGATGATGACGAAGAAATTGAAGTTGATAAAGATGCTCCGGCTTGGGCTAAAGCACTTTTGAAAAAAAATAAATCTCTTTCATCGGAAATCGAAAGTTTAAAAACTGGGAAAATTGTTGAGCAAAAACGCGCTACTGCATCGGAGCTTTTTGGTAAATCTGAGGTGTTGAAAAACATCCCGGAAAACATCAGAAAGAATTGGGAAAACCGTATCGATGTTAATTCAGACACTCCTTTTGAGGACCAAATCAAAGCTTTGGAAACTGAATACGGCGAGTTAACTCAAACTAATGCCAATAATAATCAATACGCTCCGGCTGCTGGAGGTGGAGGACCCGCCGAAATCAAAGCAGACGATGCAGTTGTTGCTAAAATGGTTGGTGATCTGTAAAAATTGTCTAATCTAAAAATTTAAAGTTATGTCGGGAACTACCGCTAATTTAAACAACACAGGAAATAGCTTTGACACAGCAAACGATAGTATCGTTATTGTTTCAAACTTGGAAGTAATTCCGGGCGGAAAAACATTAGACGTTACTGGGTTTTCTCCAACAGTTATCCCTGCCGGTCACCTCGTTATCGAAGAGACTGCTACCGGAGTTTTGAAACCAATGCCGGTTTCAGGAGCCAACTACGGCTCATTGCCATCTAACCATACCTACAAAGGTGTTGTTGTATCGAGTGTTTTAACTGCAAAACCATTTGTATCTGTATTGGTACGTGGAACAGTTAACAAAAACGC